CCTCGAAAAAACCGACCGCGATATGTGCGGGTTTTTGGACGAAATAAAATAGAATGAGGTGGTTTTATGGCGAAAATTGCTGATATGCAAGAAGTTAGCCTTGCCAAAATACTCGACAGGAGGGATTAAGGTGGCAAAACTGTCATTGCAGGAACAAGCCAATAAAATCCTTGAACAAGCGCAGGAGCGCGGCGTTTCTTCCAATTTCTTTTTTGTTACCACGTTCAAACGCTACCAAGTGCAGATGAAGATTCTTTCCGATCTGGAAGAAGCAATCAACGCATACGGCGCAACGGTAACGAAAGAATATGTCAAGGGACGGCAAAACCTTGTCGCGAATCCTGCGATCACCGAGTACAACAAGACCGCGACCGCCGCAAACGGAACCGTCGGAACGCTGATAAATATCATCAAGGCGTTGTCCGACGAACAGCCGGGCGGCGGGCGGCTGGCCGAGCTGATAGAAAGCCTCAATGAATGAAATACTCACGTATTACCAGCAGATCACCGACGGCACGGTAACGGTCGGCCGCTGGGTCAAGCTCCTCTATGAGTACATCGTCCGAGGCTTAGAAGCGAGGGAGTTTTTCTTCAACGCGAAGAAGGCGACGGCGGCGATCCGCTTCATCGAGGGCTTCTGCCACCACCACGAGGGAGCGCTCGCACCGGGCCGGTTGAAGCTGGAGCTGTGGCAGAAGGCGCTCGTTTCCGTGATCTTCGGGGTCGTGGACGAGACCGGGGCGCGGCAGTTCCGCGAGGTCTTTTTCGTCGTCGCCAGAAAGAACGGCAAGACCCTGCTGGCGGCGGCGATCGCCGAATACTGCACGTTCCTTGACGGTGAGTACGGAGGCAGGATTTATTTTGCCGCACCAAAGCTCGAGCAGGCGGCGCTCTGCTTCGACGCTTATTATCAGATGATCCTCCAAGAGCCGGAGCTCGATGCGCTGGCTCAAAAGCGCCGGACGGACATCTACGTCGCGCAAAACAATACCACCGCAAGACCGCTCGCTTTTTCAGCCAAGAAAAGCGACGGTCTTAATATTTCGCTCGCCGTCTGTGACGAGTGCGCGAGCTGGCAGGGAGAGCCGGGGCTCCGGTTCTACGAGGTTATAAAATCCAGCTTCGGCGCTCGCCGTCAACCGCTCCTGCTTGCCATGTCAACGTCTGGTTACATCAACGACGGGATATATGACGAGCTCATGAAGCGAAGCACCCGGTTCCTGCTGGGCGATTCCAAAGAGCGGCGGCTCCTGCCCGTCCTGTACATGATCGACGACATCGAGAAGTGGAACGACATCGGAGAGCTTCAGAAGTCGAACCCGAACCTCGGCGTTTCGGTGTCGGTTGACTACCTACTCGACGAGATCGCTATTGCGGAGGGCTCGCTCTCAAAAAAGGCCGAGTTCATCTGCAAGTATGCGAACCTCAAACAAAACAGCGCGACCGCATGGCTCCCGGCACAACTGGTCGAGCGGGCCTCCGGGCCGCACCTGTCGCTTGAGGATTTTAGAAACTCCTATTGCGTCGGCGGCATCGACCTCTCCCAGACGCGAGACCTCACGGCGTGCACGGCGGTCATTGAGCGCGGGGGCGAGCTGTTCGTGTTCGCACAGTTCTTTTTGCCGGGGGAGAAGATCGACGAGGCCACGCAACGGGACGGGCTCCCATATCACGCATATATCGAGCGGGGCCTGCTTACCCCGTCCGGGGACAACCTTATCGACTACCACGACTGCGAGCGCTGGTTCCAGCGGCTTGTCGAGGAGTTTCAGATATACCCACTCAAGGTCGGATATGACCGTTACTCGGCTTCTTATCTGGTGCAGGAGATGAAGCAACACGGGTTCCATATGGACGACGTTTACCAAGGGGAGAACCTCTACCCCGTGATTCTTGAGACGCAGGGCCTCTTGGAGGACGGGAAAATCCGAATCGGCGACAACGACCTATTGAAAGCGCACCTGCTCAATTCGGCGGTGAAGATGAGCACGGAACGGGGCCGGGGCAAGCTGGTGAAGGTGAACCCCGCGCTCCATATCGACGGTTGCGCGGCCCTGCTGGACGCGATGACGGTGAGGCAGAAGTGGTATTCGGAGATCGGGGAACAACTACGAAACGAGGGATAGAATGGGACTGTTTGACTTTCTTTTCAAGAACCGGCCGAAAGAGGCGGGGCGCTATCAAGGCGAGTTTCGCCTGCTGAACTACGCGCCGCACTTCACGAGCTGGAATAAAGACCTCTACGAAAGCGAGCTTATCCGGGCGGCGATCGGCGCGAGGGCGACGCACATCTCGAAGCTCAAGGTCGAGACGATGGGCGCGGCGAGGCCTGCGCTCCAGAGAAAGCTCTCCCACGGGCCGAACTCTTTTCAGACGTGGTCGCAGTTCCTCTATCGGGCTTCGACGATCCTTGACATGCACAACACGGCGTTCATTGTACCGGTCTACGACGAGTTTGGCGAGCCCTCGGGCGTTTACACCCCGCTCCCGGAGCGGTGCAAGATCGTCCAGTATGGCGACGTTCCGTATCTCCGTTATGAGTTCGCGCACGGTGCGACGGCGGCAATCGAGCTCTCCTATTGTGGCATCTTGACGAAATATCAGTACCGCAACGACTTCTTCGGCGAAGGGAACGGGGCGCTATTCCCGACAATGGACTTGATCCACATTCAGAACCAAGGCATTGAGGAGGGCGTGAAAAGCGCGGCGACATACAGGTTCATGGCAACGCTGGACAACTGGGCAAAGCCCGAGGACATTGCCAAGGAGCGCAAGCGGTTCAGCGAGGAGAACTTCTCCCGTGACAGCGAGGGCGGCGGGCTCCTGCTGTTCCCGAACACCTACCGCGACATAAAGCAGGTCGAGGCCAAACCGTTCACCATTGCCGCGGAGCAAATGGAGATCATCCGAAAAAACGTTTTTGAGTATTTCGCAGTCAACGAGGATGTGCTCCAGAACAAAGCCTACGGCGACGCATGGGCGGCTTTTTATGAAGGGGCAATCGAGCCGTTCGCGATCCAGTTCAGCGAGGTCATGACGCGGATGCTTTTCACCATGCGCGAGCAGACTGAGGGGAACGCGGTCATGGCGACGGCGAACAGGTTGCAGTATCTGTCAAACGCGGACAAGCTCGCAGTCTCCGCGCAGATGGCCGACCGGGGTCTTATGACGCGGAACGAGATTCGGGAGATATGGAACCTCGCACCGCTCCCAGAGCCGCTGGGGTCTCAACTTCCCATCCGGGGAGAGTATTACAACGCAAACGAAGGAGAGACGAGCAATGAGCCTTAAAACCATTGAGGAGAAGCTGAACGAGGGCCGTCAGTATCGGAATATCGACGTTTCGAGCTTTGAGCGTCGGGCCGAGGGAGACGACGAGAGAACCGTCTCCGGCTATGCCACCACGTTCAACCAGCCTTATGAGCTCTACAGGGAAGCATGGAACGGCGTGACCTACATCGTGACCGAGCAGGTCGACCCGGGTGCTTTCGACGACACCGACCTGTCGGACGTTATCATGCAGTACGATCACGAGGGCCGCGTCTTTGCCCGCACGTCAAACGGGACGCTGGAGCTGGACGCGGACGAGCACGGTCTGCATATCCGGGCGAACCTCGGCGGCACCGAGATCGGGCGACAGCTCTATGAGGAGATCGACGGCGGCTATACCACGAAGATGAGCTTCGGGTTCCGCGTCGGCCGAGACAAGCGCGAGGAGACCCGGGAGCGGGACGAGGAAACGGGCACCGAGACCGTCACGATCCTGCGGACGATCCTTGCTATTTCCAAACTGTATGACGTGAGCGCCGTTTCGCTACCGGCGAACGACGCGACGAGCATATCCGCGAGGAGCTGGGGCGAGGGAGTGGTCGCCGAGCTCCGGGAGGAGTTCCAAAAGCGGGAAGACCAGCGGAGACGGCTCCGCATCAAATCGAAATTGGAGGGCTGAAAACATGGAGTTTTCTACCATGAACACCGAAGACCTCATCGAGCGCCGGAAGGCGATCGGCGTTGAGGTCGAAACTGCCAACGGCGAGGCGCTGGACGCTCTGGAGCAGGAGTTGGACGGCATCAATGCCGAGCTTGAGGCTCGAAAGGCCGCTGAAACGAAGCGGCAGGAAATCCGGAAGGCTGTCGCCTCCGGCGCTGGCGAAGTTGTCGCCGAAATCAAAGAAGAAAGGAAGTCCGATATGAAGGACATCGCTGAGTTCCGCAACTCCAAGGAGTATGTCGACCTGTATGCCGACTACATGAAGAGCCACGACGACACCGAGATTCGTGCGGCTCTGCTTACCACCAACGCCACCAACGGCACCATTCCCGTTCCCGACTTTGTCTATGACATCGTCAAGACCGCGTGGGATAGCAACGAGATCATGAGCCTCGTTGACCGCGTTTCTCTGCCCGGCAATCTGCAGGTGCAGTTCGAGATCAGCGGCTCTCCCGCCGTGATCCACACCGAGGGCTCCGGCGCTGTCACCGAGGAAGATCTGGTCGAGGGCATCGTCACTCTCATTCCCGAATACGCCAAGAAGTGGAAGAGCTTCTCGAAAACCGTCTACGCCCTGCGCGGCGAGGCGTTCGTGCGGTACATCTACGACGAGATCACCTATCGCGTCATCAAGGTCATCGCCGACACTCTCATCGGCAAGATCGCGGCTCTTCCCGCCGCCGCCACCTCGACCGCTCCCGCCGCCGCAAAGATCACCGGCGCTCCTGCTGTCGGTCTGGTTGCCGAGGCTATGGGCCTGCTTTCCGACGAGGCGACCGATCCTGTCGTTGTCATGAACAAGGCTTCTTGGAGCGCGTTCAAGGCGGCTCAGTATGCCGGTTCCTTTGACGTTGACCCGTTCGAGGGCCTGCGTGTCCACTTCAACAACAGCCTGCCCGCCTACGGCACCGCAAGCTCCGGCGCGGTCTATGCCATCGTGGGCGACTTCCGCGAGGGCGCTCTGGCGAACTTCCCGAACGGTGAGTCTATCGAGTTCACCTTCGACACGCTCACCCGCAAGAAGGAGAACCTCATCGAGGTGCTGGGCGAGCTTATGGTCGGCGTTGGTCCTGTGGCCTCCAACGCTTTCACGCTGATTGCTAAAGCCTGATGAAGGTCAAGCTCGTTAAACGGGCGAGGGTTTGGCACGAAGCCGGGGAGACCGTCGAGGTCTCTCCGGCGATGGCCGAACTTCTTATGCGGGCTTATGCCGCCGAGCCTGTGCCCGAAAAGAAGCCTGCGGCGAAAAAGAAAACTACCGAATAAGGGGGGAGCTCCCTCATGCTCGACAAAGTAAAGCTCGCGCTCCGCATCACGACGGACGCTTTCGACAGCGAAATAACGGGGCTGATCGCGGCGGCGTGCGCTGACCTCGGTGTCGTCGGCGTGGACGTTGAGACAACCACGGCTGACCCGCTTCTCATCCGGGCAATAATCACCTATTGCCGCGTCAACTTTGGGTCTCCAGATGATTACGACCGGCTCAAGGCATCGTACGACGAGCAGAAGGCGCAACTCATCACCTGCACCGGCTACGGTATGGAGTGAGCTATGGACAGAAGCGACATTGTCACGCTCGTGGGCTTCACTCGCACTCAAGATGCGTTCGGGGTCTGGCGCTCCACACCAAGCGAGCGGAAGGTCTTTTGTTCGGTCGATTCCGTCACCCGCGAAGAATACTTTGAGGGCGGGCGTAACGGGCTCAATCCAGAGTATAGAATCACCATGTTCTTCGGCGACTACAACGGCGAGGACACGGTGGTCTATAACGGGATTGCCTACGGGGTTTATAGAACCTATCACGCGAAGACCGACGAGCTTGAGCTATACGTCGAGCGAAAGGGCGGGGTGAACCGTGGCGAAGGTACCGGTTGACCGGCTGGCTGATGCCGTCCAGAAAGTGCTCCGAGATTACGCACAGGACGTTGACAAGGATGTCAATGACCTTACACGGGCAATTGGGAAAAAGGGCGCACAGGCCGTTAAACAAGCATCTGCGGGCGCATTTGGCGGGGGGGCCTACTCCAAGAGCTGGACATCGACCCTTGAGACGAGCCGGTTCGGTTCGACGGCGGTGATCCACAGCAAGAAGCCGGGCCTCCCGCATCTGCTCGAGAACGGCCACGCGAAGCGAAACGGCGGGCGCGTCTCCGGCCGGTCACATATCGCACCCGTGGAGGAGAAGCTCGTCGAAGAATTTCAGAAGGCGGTGGAACAAGCGCTATGACGTATCAAGAAGTCGCGGCCCTGCTATCGAGCATCGGGCTCCCGACAGCCTACGACCATTTTGAAGTCGGGAACGCGGCTGACCCGCCGTTCATCTGCTTCTATTTCGAGGGCTCGAACGACCTCGCCGCGGACAATACCAACTTTCAGAGAATCCGACCGCTGACGGTCGAGCTCTACACGGACAACAAGGATTTCGCCCTCGAAGAGAGGGTAGAGGCGGCGCTCAACGGCGCGGGCCTCGTCTATTCGCGCTCGGAAACCTACATCGACGGCGAGCGCATGTATGAGGTCGTATATACGACCGACATCATCATTTCGGAGGAATGAATCAATGGCGAATAAGGTAAAATACGGCCTCTCGAACTGCTACTATGCCGTTCTTGACGAGACGGCGGGCACCTATGGCACCCCTGTCGCGATGCCGGGCGCGGTCAGCCTGTCGCTTGACCAGCAGGGCGAGACAAACAAGTTCCGGGCCGATAACATCGACTATTTCGTGTCGATCTCGAACAACGGCTATGAGGGCGACCTCGAGCTGGCGCTCATCCCGGAGAGCTTCCGCACCGATGTCATGGGCGAGCTGGTCGACGCGACCAGCGGGCTCCAGTACGAGCGAGCCGACGCGAAGCCCAAGGCTTTCGCCTTGCTCTTCCAGTTTGAGGGCGACGAGCACGCGACCCGTCACGTCCTCTATTACTGCAAGGCTACCCGTCCGCAGATCGCGTCCCAGACCACCGAGGAGACCATCGAGCCGGTGACCGAGACGGTCAGCATCACAGCGACCGCTCGTGTCGTGAAGATCGACAACGCCGACGTGCCTATCGTGAAGGGCAAGTGCAAAGAAGGCGACAGCGGTTACGCGAGCTTCTTCTCTGCTGTCATCGTCCCGGCGTGAGCTGACCAAAGGAGGCAACTATGGAGAAGCTCGTAAAGATTGACGGCAAAGAGGTGAGGCTTGTCGCAAACGGCGGCACGCCTCGCCTCTACCGGGCTATGTTCAAGCGCGACGTTTTCGGGGACATGGCAAAAGCAATCGGGGAAGACGGGGGTGTCCAGTCGACCGAGTGCTTTGAAGACCTCGCGTTTATCATGGCGAAGCAGGGCGGTCTTGAGGGTTACGACATCGACGAATGGCTTTCCTCAATGGAGAGCCCGACGGCGATCCTCGAAGCGGTGCCGGAAATCCTCGCGCTATGGTACGACACGAACGAAACAGTCGTGACCGATAAAAAAAAATAAGACCGACAGACAGGCCCACGACGACAGCGCTTTATTTATTAAGGTGCGTCGAGATGGGCCTGTCTATTGCTGATTTAGAGCTCTTGGAGATCGGCATGGTCTTGGATATGTTCACCGAGAGCAATAACGACAACTGGAACGGCTGGGCGTACAAGGCGACGCAGGCCGATTTTGACCGGTTCTGAGGTGGTTATATGGCCGGGAAAATTGCTGGCATCACAATAGAGCTCGGGGCCGACACTTCGGGCCTCAACAAGGCGCTCAAAAACATCAACGGCGATCTCAAGAACACGCAGGCGGCGCTTAAGGACGTTAATAAGCTCCTCAAGCTCGACCCCACGAATACCGACCTGCTCAAACAGAAACAGCAACTCCTCAAGCAGGCGGTCGAGCAGACCGGCGAAAAGCTGGACATTCTCAAAAAGAAGCAGGCTGAAATGGACGCGGCGGGGGTCGACAAAGCCTCCGCAGAGTATCAGGCGCTTCAACGCGAGATCATCGCAACAGAGCAGGCGCTCGACGCGGCAAGGAACGCCGCAAACGGTTTCCACCCGAGCCTTGAGAAAATCAAAGCCGGGGCAGAGAAAGCCGCGGCGGGGTTGAAGTCTGCCGCTGAAAAGACAAAAGCGTTTTCAGCGGCGGCGGGTGCGGCTCTTGCCGCAATCGGCGGTCTTGGAATGAAAGCACTTCAAACCGCCGACGATGTCCTTACCATGTCCCGGAACACGGGCATTTCGACGGCAGAGCTTCAGAAGTTCGCGTATGCCTCCGACCGCATCGACGTTTCGACCGAGGCTATGGTC